TTAGCTCCAGATGCATTTTCAATAGTGTAGTTTGTTACGTCAGCCACAGTTAAATACTATTTTCCTCCATGTTAACCTCCTTTACCAAAACCAACAGCACTGTAGGTAAAGTTCCTATCAATACTAGCATTACTTGAGTTTTTAAAGTGAACTGTAAAGCCAGTTCCAGATATACTACTAAGTTCAAAATAATCACCTGATGCCATATTTTGTGGTGAGATATTAACAGAAGGCAAGAAACTATTAAGATTGCCTAGCCCAGACGTTCCAACAAAAAATGGTGCTGTAAATGTAACAGCTTTTGCTCCTGCTCCTGACGCAATGACAGAAGATTGTTCAGTTCTTGATGGCATAGTAGCTGTATATCCTGCTTGTTGAAGATTCATATTTTGTGCTGTATCTGCTGTGTCTATAGTAATTCTGAACTGAAATCCTCTACCTTTAAATGTTCCATTAGCAAAATCATTAAAAGATGTATATGTAGGTGAGCTACTAGGATTATCAGTTGTGGTTCGCACAGCAATTTTTACGTTTGCATCGTTAGCAACAGTTCCATCAAAATCTGTCCAAGTATCAATTAAATCTGTTCTATTATCAAATTGATCCCCTGTATAAAAACCAACTCCTTGAAAATGCCTTTTTAAGACAAGTGAGAATGTACCACCAAGATCAAGAGTATCTACAAAGTCATAAGTACCACTAGCATTTGCTGTTGGGTCTATAAGTTTTAAGCCTCCAAGAGATGAATCATATACAACATTTGTTTTTGTACCATTATATGGTGTTCCATCTGTATCTTCTCGGTCAGTTTTGACAGTAATAGAATCTAAAATATCAACAATAGATAAGGCTACACTAGCTGCATTTGCACTAAACCTACCGCCATCATCTTGAAATTTAAGAAGATAAGTTCCTGCAAGAGCAGGAGCTATAACCTCTGTTGAATTACCAGCCACAGCCTCAATAACATCTTGTGCAGATTGGAATGTAGCTGCACCTCCAGTTTGATTTGTATGTCGTATATAAACCCGACCTCCGTGAAGAACATCTATAGCAGTTGCTTGTGTAAATCTTAATCTTACAAACTGTTCGTTAATTGGTTCAATAGTTAACCCAGAAACATCTTCTGGTAATGCAGTTTTACCTTCTGCTACAAAGGTTGTAGATGTTGAATTACTTGATAATTCTAATGATGCATTATATGAAAATACTTCAATCGTATATGTACCTTTTTTAGTGTCTAATAACTCAAAATCACTACTAAAAACAATTACAGAAATAAAATTATTATTTTCTAATTTGTAATTTACAAGATATTGAGTAACTCTATTTACTGGTTGCCAACCTACAATTAATTTACTTCTTGCAATATTATTAATAACTACAGTTTTTTCTGTGACTGATAAATTACTAGGTGGAGATGCTGGTTGATTTAATATTGATATATTTCTCTTAGGAAGAGGAATATTATTTTCTATAAAATCATATTTTCCAAGGATATAAGTTATTGCAGTAATTTGATAATTAACTCCATCTGCTTCTTCAACTTGTATAACCTTAAATTGTTGTGTTTGTAATGTTGTACTTGATATTAAAAATGGTGTGTTAGAACTTGGTGCAGAAGAAAATGCCGCACTTACAGTTATAACAGAATCTGTTATATCAGATATATTTTTTGTTTCAACTGTGCCATCAGACAAAATTACACTAAGTTGAGGATTATCATTTAATGCAGGTAAATTTGTTTCTGATGCTGAGTCTATTGTTATAGCTGTTGTTGTTGCAGAAACAACACGACCACCTCTTCTAAGCCCTGCTCTTACTGGATCATTAACCTCTATAACCGCACCTGGTCTAACGATTACACCAGCATCTATTGAAGTGGAAAATGTTAAAACTTCTGATTGTTGTTCCTCTGCAAACATCATGGCACGACCTAATCTGGCAGCTTGATTACGAGATGTACAGGCAAAAGCTTTTACTTTTTTTATTGCAGTACCAAGCTTTTGTCTCCTTATAACATCAGCGGAACTGTTACTATCGCCAACTACCTCAAAATCTACTTCTTGAGAATCCATATTGAAATAGCTTACTGAGAAGATCGAGTGTCTTTGTTTTAAACTGCTACCCGAATAACTAAAACCAGATTCACTTACATTTGATAGATTAAACAGATAACTTGGAGTAATAGGTTTATCCTGAGAAATACTTACACTACCAGCAGACCATATAGGCATACACATCATTACACCAGACAATTCGTTTATTACATCAAATGCTTCTTTAGGACTTTGTATATTTACGTTGCAACTAAATCTAGCTTCTTTTGTTCCTGATCCAGAACCATCATCAACCTCTTCATTAGCATATCTACTTGCAGCGACAAAACTAAATAAATCTAATGTACTATCTGACATATGATCACCAAAACCATACCGACTGTTAGTTAATAAATCAAGCAAACACATAGCAGGGCAATTTGTATAAACAGCAGCACCCATATTCCCATTAAATATATATCCACTTGGATAACGTATTCTGCCTGTTGCTGGATCTACATCTGGAGTACCGCTATTTAAAGCTCCAGCACCTGGTATTCTTACTTTTATCCCTCTAATGCGAAATTTTCTTGCTGGTATGCGATTAAATTGCTTACTATCAAGCCGTAAAGCTACATAAGCACTATTAGGGTACGTTGATTTATTATCTATAACTTCTTGAAAGCTTGTAAATTGAAATGAATTTACTCTTGCACTATCAGAGCTATCAGCCGTAACTCTTAATACTCTTATATCAACTGTTGTAAAACCATTATTTAACTCTATCCTATGATCTCTTGCATATGCATCTGCGGTTCTACCAGATACAGAAGCCACAACTTTATCAACAAAACCTCCATTATCATGTTGAATTTGAATTTTATAATTGACCGTATCTCCTCTTATATCGCCATCATCTTCTGCAACTTGAATCTGAGGCCAAGTTAATGTCACAATAACAGCATCAACATCTGTATTTTGTATTTGTCTAGTTACAGGTGAACTTGTTGTAACTACTACTCCTACACCAGTTGGCGATCTACTCTCATTCAAGTTAGGAATACCGCTCATAGCATTCTGATTAGATGTACCAAATTGTGATTTAAAAGTTACATCTTTAAAATTAAAGTCATTATCGGATGGATTACTATTAGATGCTTTTGCATTTAAAATAGGTGTATTATCAAGGAATACATCTTTAAGGCTCGCATTCTCATATGCAGCAGTTCCTTTAGTTAACCCAGCCTTAGAAGCAGTAGCAAAACCTTCGATCTCTCCCTCAGAAATTAAATCTTGTACTGTAGCAAATTGCCTACTATGAAGAGTGTCAGGAGCGCGATATGGCGGTGGAGGTGGTTTAGGGCCACCACCAGAACCTCTAATAATTTTTGTTTCGTCAGTCATGCTTCTACCTGATTAGTGTCTATGGCAGCAGAAATCACCACAGACCCTGTAAAGATTTCGCCATATACAATTGGAACTGGAGTTCCGGCCCGACTAGTATTTTGCACCCCACTAAAGTTAAATGAGACTTTTGGATCTTCCTCAGATTTGAAATCTTTTGGTTGTTCTACAGGAAATAATAATTGACTTACACCTCCTAAAAGAAGAGCAAAACCAATTTGTTTTGTAAAAGCAAACAAACCATAATTTTTTGCAAAAGCAGCACCAAATATCCCAGCACCACCAGCAAATGCAAAACCAATAAGAGCAGCACCTAATAGGACCTGACCAAGACCTTTACCAGCACCAGATATTACAGGAATAAAATGTATATCTTCTTGCCCAACAGGATATAAAATTTCATTTTCATTAATAAAATAATTACCAACTTTTACTTGATAATATTTTGGACTCATGTATTGTTCTAAGCTTGGAAAATTATGTATTAAAAAACTTACAGCTTGACCAACACTATTTACATTTACATCTATTTTTTTATGACCAATAAATTCTGCTAATTTTCCATGCAATATAACCTTACGCATCATAACGATACCTCTTGCCTGTGCATTTTAATAACCATTCAGAATAAGGCTCTCTACACGATAGTCTATCGGTTAAATGATGAATAACATCACCATCAAAAAATAATGCTACATGATTTAAAGTTGGATGCAAAATACTCATTAATAAAACATCTCCATTTTCGCACTTTTCATTACTATTTAATTCACGAAATCCTGTTTCTAATGCATATTTTTCAAATAGAGGATTATGTAAAAATTCAATTGGAGTAGTTGGCCTTTCATAATCTTTTAAAATAATATTTTTTTTCTCTTTATACCAATCTCTAACAAGACTCCAACAATCAGTAACACCCCAAACCCATTCACGACCCATAAGTGGTGCTTTATATCCTGATGGTTCTAAATAACTCCATTGCTCAGTTTTTGGATTAACGATATACCAAGGTAAATTACTTTGCTCACAACTAACTTTATCTGCTTGGCTTGGAGTAGGTGGTGTTACTGGGTGACTATGTACTACAGCAATTATCTCTCCAAGATTATCTGCTTTTACATAATCTTCTGGATCTAAAATAAAACATTGATAATCTGTTATTGCAAGATTATTGCAAGGATAATATCTTAGTTTTCCTTTTAAATTAATTATTAAACCTACAGATTCTTTAGGATCTTGCTCTTTTGCGTGAGCCAATGCTTTATCTTTCCAAATCATACTACAAAAGTACCTATAGATGGAAAATCTGCTCTTGTACATTGTCTTTTAGGACAAGTTATACCTGCAAGATCTAATACAGAAGCAAGTTCAAATTCTACGACTTGCCTGTTTTCATTAGATTTACGATCAATTGAATAAATTTCTTTGGGAAACTCAGCATTTGGATCTGGCGTTCCATAAGGATTTGTTCCAGTACTAAAATTAGCTGCATCTAAAAATTTTGCAAGTGTTCTTATTCTTGTAACAGTTGCACCTGTTAAATCATTCCCAACTGATGTTTCATTTACATTTAACAATATTGCTGATATTAATCCTGTAGCGTTACTTACTACAAGTTTCGGCCGTGGTATCTGTCCATTTTGAAAAGCAAAACCTGTTGCTTGAATTGGAAATCTTAAATAATCATTACCTGCCCAAACTATGCGACCATTTGCATTCATATTACTGCCTGCATGAAATCTATAAATAGTAGTTTCTCCGTGCAAAATTGATGATAGCTGTAAAGTAAATAACTCAATTATTGCGCTAGGGTTTATTGGTTGTAAATCACTAAATGTTGCACTAAAAGAAACATAAATAACATTATTATCATATACATTTTGCCCTATTCCAGTAGACCAATTAGGTTCTGAAGAACCTGTAGTACCAGCTTGAGTAACCTTAAAAAATAAACCAGAATTTGCGGATGTAGGTGCAACAATATCACCTAAAGATAAAGCAGTATTAGCAGTCCAAGCAGTTGCCATATTTATGCTGTTTCAAATACCTCAGTAAATGTTGCTTCTATTGTTGCCCTGCTAGGTCGTTCCATTAATTTACTCCAATTTTGACATTTAAATTGCATAGCACTTGCTTCGTTTGGTGGTGTATATGTAAAACTTTCACCATCAACTGCACGAGCATCTAAAAATGTTTCGATAGTATCTGCATCTGTTTCTGTAATATGTTTCCAAGTAAGGTTAAAAACTTTTGGATTTTGATTTAATCCAAATAAAAATCTATGTTCATAGCCATCACCAAACTTAACTGTTCTTGTATTTGGCTTTGATATTTTTCTAACCGGAAAACTAGGCTCAATGTTTGGAAAAGTTGCCATTATGCTAATAATCCTCCTGGTCTTTTCTGTTCAATTAATTCAGATTGTATTGCTGCTGCTATAACTTCTCCAAGCTGACGGCTGCTATCGCCGTCACCCTCAACAGAACTGCTAGAAGCATCAACATTAACAGTAATATTACCAGCACCACCTCCTTGTGCAATAACTCCAAGCTTTCCACCTTTACCTCTTTGCAGCGGAAGTATGGCTTCTGGTCCGGCCTCTCCCATAATGCCCAGATTAGATCCTCCAAATTTAAACATAGTGGGTGAATTTACAATTCCTCCCTTTCGATATGGAACTATGCCATTTTGTGCAAATGCATTGCCATTAGCATTGCTGAGAAATGGAAATAAACCCATAAGTGGTTTCATTATTGCTTGTCTAATTGCTATTCTTGCCATATCAGCCAATATAGA